GGCGCGCCATCTCGACGCTGTTGGAGTAGTTGCCGTGGCGCAGGTCGCCGATCACGGTCGGCGGAACCCGGAAGAGCCGTGCGACTTCCTCGACGCTGAACTGCCGCGCCGCGATCCACTCGGCGTCCTCTAACGTCATGCTCACCGGCTTGTACTCGACGCCTCCGCCGAGCACCGCCGTCTTCCCGCTGTTCGACGGATCGGCGTACCGCTGCGCCCACGTCTCGCGCAGGCGTGCTAGCTGCTCGTCGCTGAGGTTGCCGGTCGTTTGCAGGATGCCGGATAGCTTCGTCCCGTTGCGGAACGTGCTGACGCCGTGGTCGCGCTCGGACAATGCCAGCTCGAGCACTTCGCGCGCGGCCGCGATCGGCGAGATGCCCACTCGTCCGTCTTCGCTTCGGTGACGCAGGTGAAAGACTTCCTCCTGAACCAGTCGGCGCAGGCGGCCCTTGCCGTCGATCACGTCATAGCCCAGGCGGCCGGAATCGTGCTCGATCACGGTCACGCGGTCGTTCTGCAGCGGGATCAGCTCGCGTACCTGCCCATCCCAGCCGAAGCGGATTTCGGCGTAGGCATTGCCGCGCAGTAGCACTGCGGCTTGCATCTGCTCGCGGAACTCCAGCGCCGATTGCTGCGCGTTCGGTTCGGAGTGCAGAACCTGGTACAGCGGATGATCGGTCGCCCGCGCGCGAGCGTCATACACAGCGCGCCGGTACAGGACAAGCGGCAGACTGGCGATCGTCTCGCTGATCGCCGCCACGCAGGCGTATACGGCCGAGATGGACTCGGCGCGCTTCGGCGTGACAGCGCCGCCGCCTCGGGTCGCCAGGAAGTCCGACCAGTAGCGGTCGAACCCGCCTTCCTTGAGCGAGCGCCGCTCGCGCCCGAAGACATTCAGAACGCGTTGGACGATGCTCATAGGACGGTCGAGAGATAGAGCCGCGCGAGGATCAGGCTCGGCGCGGCCTGCGCGTACCAGTGTTCGAGCGAGCGCTTGGCGACCGACGTATCCGGGTAGGCGGGACTCGCCGTGATCGTGATTTCGGAGAGCGTCACGTCGAGCAGCTCGCGGATCAGGTGGTCGCCGCGTTTCTCCCAGCGCTGGCCGTCGGCCGTCACGCTGAACGCGAACGAGCAGCCGGCCACGTCGCCACGATCGACCAGCGCGGCCAGGTCACGCGCGTAGGTGGTCGGGGGAAGATCCACCTCGAAGGCGAGTCCGCGCGTGTCTTCCCGAAGGCGCAGCGTGCCTGCGCCGACCCGCCCGAGCAGTTGCCCGCTGTCGTGATCGTAGAGCGCGCGCACCTTGTCGGCGTCGGCCAGCGAGCGCCGAAACGCTCCCGGCCGGATCACCTCCACGAACCCACCCAGGTCGTGCGAAGGCGAATCGAAGACGGCGGCGTAGCCGGCCAGCTTGTTGGTGCCGGCCGCGCGCAGCTCGCCGAAGGTGCGCCGCTCGATCATCAGATGGTCAGGTCGTCGGCGACCACGAAGGCGTTGGCGTGCCGGACCGCGACATCGACCGTGCTCATCGCACGCACCTGGACGTTGCCCTTGCTGAAGGCGGTCGTCTCGTAGGGGTTGGCGAGGATGTCGATTTCCGACCAGATGCCGAGCAGCACTTGCGACCAGTCGCCTGCGATCAGGCGGCCGGTGTTCGGCGCTCCGGACTTCTCGGGAACCTGGTTGCTGAAGTAGGTCGGCAAGTCCGCGATGCGGCCGTCCTGATAGATGAAGCCCGCGCCCGCGTCGCCGCTCACCTTGAGCGTGCCGGCGACCTTCGCCTTGACCTTCATGCTGGCGACGATGTTCGCGGCCGGCGCGTTCACGATGTCCAGTTTCTGGAGCAGCGCCAGCACGTTGGCCCACGAGAGCGTTGCGAGGCTCGAAGTCTGCGGCGTCGAACTGAGCACGCCATCGGGTTCGTTCGCGCCGCCGCCGAGGATCGTTGCCGAGTCGATCGCCTGCGCCAGAATCGCGGCCAGGTCGTCACGGACCAGTTGTTCGATGTCCGGCGACGACTGCTGGATCAGTTGCCGCGACAGCTCGGTCAGCCCGCCCGCGTGCTTCGGCGCGAGCGTCACGCTGTCAAACGCCATGTCCGAAGGCGTGAGCGCCGCATTCTCGGCGACCCATCCGGCCGTCAGGCTCGTTTGGTGCTTCGGGATGCTCAGGTTGCCGCTCAGGCCCGCGAGAACCCGCACGCCCAGCCGGCGCGTGAGCAGCGCATTGCGCAGCGGTCCGATGTACTGGTCCGGCCGGTGATCGGTCGGGACGACTTCCGGTGCGCCGCTCGTCGTGCTGACCCGCTGCTCGATCGCGGCCATCGGCACGAAGACGCCTTGCGCCTTGCGGCCGGTGCGGCGTTCGGTTTCCAGGTGGTACTCGCGCGCCGCGCCATCGAGCGATCGGCCTTCCATCTGCGCGCGGATCACGTCCACGACGCTGACCCGGCTTTGCAGGTCGCTGAAGGATCGGTCGCCGCCGCCGGCCGGCGTGCCCATCATCCTGCGCTCGGCTTCCACGAGGAACGAGGCTCGCGCCTCGTCGGCCTCGGCCTTCTCGATCGACGCCTTGAGCGCGTCGAACTTCGTCTGCTCGTCGGCCGTCAGCGAGCGCTTCTCGCCTTCGGCTCTGGCGAGCATGGCGCGCATCTCGGCAACATGGCCGGCGCGCTGCTCGCGGATCGCTTGAAGATTCATCTGTTCGTTCCCCAGGGATAACGGTTCCCGGATAGCACAGGGAAACGCGTGCGGGAACGGGTCGATGATCGAAAAGTCCGTGGCGAACTGGCGCGGACGAACAGCGCGTCACGCACCCAACATCCGAGCCATGCGCTCGATATGCTCGCGCTCGGACTGCTCTGCGACCTTCGCCGCCGCAAGTGCGCCTTCAGGAAGCATGTCTTCGATCCGCTCGCGCAGGATGCGGCGCAGTATGCGTGCCGGCATCGCCTCGGCCTCGACCGTCTCGGCAACGTGAAGCGATCGCCGGTCAGAGTCCTTCCGTGGCTTCGTCGGCAGATCGTAGAACTCGATCTGCTCCGCGTTGATCCCGAGCCGATTGACGATCAGGTGAATGCTCGGCTTCAGGTGCCGGCGCATCTCGCGTTCAAGCGCCTGGTCGATCAGGACGCCCGCCGGATCGTAGTCGCCGACGTACAGCACGATCAGCGGTCGGTCGTCGTCGCGCTCGTTGTGTTCCTCGGCCGCCGAGTGAACGAAGCTCAGGCTGCTGAACCCGCCGCAGGGGAACAGCGACACGGCCAGCTCGTCGCAATCGTCGATCAGCACGGACGCGATCGAGCGCGACTCGACCCACACTTCGCAGCGCAGCAGCGCATCGCGCCACAGGTCGGCGCGGTACAGCCCGCGCATCCGGCGCAGGAAGTCGCCCGCGCCGTCGAAGGTGTTGACGTAGTAGCCGCGCCTGCTCATGTCGGCGATCCAGCCGTAGGGGATCGCGCCGGATCGGCGCAGCTTCACGCACCGATCCTGGACGTGACGGTATCCCCGGTCCGACTTCTCGACGGGTTCCTGCAGGCGCGGGTCGGTCATCCGGTAGAAGACGTGGCGGACTGACTGCGGATGATCTTCGCGCAGCACGTCGATGATCTGCGCGTCGAGCAGCTCGACCCGATCGCGCGTGCGGCGTTCGCGCTTTATCGTGCTGGCACGATATGTCATGACGCCCGATCCTCGAAGACCACTTCCGCCGCGACGTGGAACTCTCCGGCCCGATCGACCAGCAAGATGCTGATCTGCGCATCCCTGCCAGGCCCGCCCGCGATGAACCGCAGTCCCGGCCGGCACCCCTGCTCGTCGAACACGATGCGCAGGTTCTCGCGCTGCTCAGTGTTCAGTTGCGCAGCCCAGGCAGCCCAGACGCGGCCGATCGCCTCGGCGGCGTCGCAAAGCGCTTGTTGAACGTCGTGCGTGTTGTCGCTCATGTCGTTCTCCGATGCGCCCGCCGGGTCTTCCTTGCTGGCGAGCCGTTGAGAAAAAAAGCGCAGAGATGGCTACTTCTAGAACATCCCCGCAGCACGGACCGATGAAAAAATAGGCAGAGCACTTCGCTCTAAACGGCGGAAACCCGCGCCGGCATTGGCTTTGCGGCCGATTCGGCGTCGATTTCTGTGGTCCGTGCTGCGGACCGATAGACCTCATTTCTGCACGTCCATCGGTCCGTGCTGCGGACCACAAACCGGCCTTTTCGGGGGTCTATCGGTCCGTGCTGCGGACCACAGAAACTGTTTTCCGTTTGCTGACTTCCGACCTTCGTTCGGGTCGATCCTCGCCTGCTCGATATCCACCATGTTCATGAACGGCCAGGCGGTCGGCGACACGTCCATGCTTTCGTGCCAGTCCAGCTTCCACCAAGTGAACCCGAGCCACTCGGCGGTACGCGGCGGATGGCCCATGCGCGTCTGAATGGCGAACTCGCATCCGAGCAGCTCGCGCTTGGCCTTCGCCCACTGGTCCTTCGATGTCCATCCGCTGCGGCGCATGACCTCGAAGCCGGGACAGAGCCGACCGTTGTTCTTGCCGGTGTACTGGCCCATCAGGTCGAGTGCCAGCGCCCGCCCCCGGAAGGAAAGGCGCTGCCACTGTGGCGACGCGACCAGCAGCTTGGGGACCGCGATGAACTGGT